GCTTCATCAGCCTCTACAGCGGCAGCCAACGCACTTTCAGGCGTCGATTCTGTCTCGGCGTCCATGCCGACCCACTCCATCACTTGGAACACCGGCGTGTAAATCTTGCCGTAGCTCTTGTGCGCGTAATGGTCCTTCTTCAGCTTGATCACCGGCACGGGTTTGGTCGGGTCTTTCTCGACCTGCTCGGCCAAGGCCACAGCCAGAGCCTGCACCGCACGCTTGCCGCCCACTGACGTGGTGGTGAAGCGCGCTTCCATGCCCTTGTCTTCGCCGGTCAAGCACTTGAGCGACATACCGACTTGGGTTTCCCAGCCGCGCTTGGCAGCAGCGGGGGCCACTTCAAGTTCTGGCAGGGGCTGGCTGACGCTAGCCATCTTCTCGCCCAACACTTCGCCGTCGCCCCAGGCGATGAAGCCGTGAACAAACGAGAACGGGTTGATGGCCCAGGTTGCGTCGTCTTCGACTTCGGTCTGGTCAGCGCCGAACACCCAGTGGCCGGTCTTGTCCATCTTGAGGATGACAACGCCGGCTGGGCCAACATCAGTGGCGATAGAGCGAAGGGAAGTAGCGAGGGAAGCGACTGCTGGCAGACCAGCGGATTTAAAAACGGTCAACATAATTTACCTTTACATGATTTTAGAAAGGGCAGCCCGAAGGTCACCCAACTGAACAACTGCCGGACGGGGATCGCTCTCCGGTGCAATTGTGTTACCCGAACTGATAGCGACTGTCAAACCGTCCGGCAGCTTTTTCATCAGCTTCTCAGCCGCCGCCGGACTTATCAACTTAGTCACCATCACTTCAGATTCTTTGAGGTGCTGGAGCAGCACCACCTTGGCGTCTTCCTCCTTCACCCACGATCTTGTGGCCCGCTTGGGCACCATCTTCCAGCCCGTAACGGGCTTGCCCTTTTTCATCATCTCCTCGGCCAAAGCGCGAAGGTCTTTGATCCACGCTTCCAAGAGGTCTGCATTGTGGAGATACGCGCCGATCTTGTCAACGTCAATCTTTTCCATCTTCAGCGCCACTGCGCGATCAACAGCGCCGGTCATTATCGGGCACACCGGCTTGGCAGCGCACCAGCGGCAGTGGTCGCCGTGCTTGAGGGGCGCGTCGGGCTGCTGGGCAATCTTGACGGCCTTGATTAAGGTCTGCTCAAACTGCTTGATGCGTTCAATGGTGGTCGTCCAGCGCTTGATGGCGGGCGGCTGGATGATGATGAGTTCGACTTCAGTTGCGCCGTCGAACACCCACTGCGCCTCGGGAGTACGCATGGCTGCTGCTGCGTAGAACATCAGTTGCTCGTTTTCTTCGGCAGGCACCGGCACGCCAGCGCCAAACTTCCAGTCGAGGATGATGGCCTTGTTGCCGATGCGCCCCATCAGGTCGGTCGAGCCAAAGACACCTGGCAGCAGATCGCCAAAGCCAACGCGAGTCTCGACTTCGTAGAGCATTTCTTTGTCGGGGTCTACTTCGTTGAGCAGTTCCAAGGCGGGCATCAGCTTGTCTTCGATCAGGTCTTGACTGCAAGTAAACCTGTAGCCGGTGGTGCCCAAGAATTCGCTGATGGCGTCGTGCAGCATTGTGCCTTCTTCGGCGTAGCTGCTGCTGGGCTGCGGTGGCATTTCAGCCACCAAGGCCACAGAGCCTGGGCAGTTGATGACGCGCTTGGCGGTGCTACCGCCGACGATCTTTGAGTGTTGCATGTACTGTCCTTTAGTTTGTGAGCCTTGATCTTAGCACACGAAAATAAGTTGTGCAAATGTTTTTTACATGATGTAGACTTGCGGCCATGCTTGAAAAACAAATCGAACGCTACCTCGTTGATCGCGTCAAAGCGCTCGGCGGTGTCGCTTACAAATTCACCAGTCCCGCGCATCGCGGCGTGGCTGACCGCATCGTGTGCTTACCTGACGGCCAAACTTGGTTCGTTGAGGTCAAGACCGAAGGCGGTCGGCTGTCGCCCTTGCAGAAGGTCTTCATGTCGGACATGCACCGCATGAAGCAGAACTACGCTTGCTTGTGGAACAAGGATCAGATTGATGAGTGGCTCAATGAACTACACAACAAAAAGAATTGACAAGCAGACAGCTAAAGCTGTCGTTGAGGCCATGCACTACCGAAAAACGCTTGGCGTATTTTGGGAGGCGTTTGGTCTGTACGAAGACGACAAGCTGATGGGCGTTGTCTGCTACGGTCAGCCGTCAGCGCCGATTCAAAAGCACGCCTTTACGGGCCGTGATTTTCGGTTGTATGAACTGACGCGCTTGGTCATAGACGGCGGCAACAAAAACTGCGCGTCTATGCTGATAGCCGACTCGCTGAAATTGTTGAACGAACAGCCGTCAGCCGTGATCAGTTACGCGGACAGCGCGTTGGGGCATGTCGGCATCGTCTATCAGGCATCCAATTGGCTGTATACGGGCGCGACAACATCGCATGACAAGCTGTACATGGTCAACGGCAAAGCGCTGCACCCCATGACGATACGCGATCAGTTCGGCGTGACTAACCCATCTGTGTGGGCCAAAGAAAACAATGTGCAAACGGTAAAGCCATCACCCAAGCATCGGTATTTTTACTTCAACGGAAACAAACGCCAGCGCAAACACATGATTGCAAAACTAGCATACCCATTGATAGCGCGGTACCCCAAAGCGCCAAAGACCTACTACACCGTTGTTGGGGGTTGCAATGACGCTATCGCTTAGGCCGTACCAAGAGACAGCGGCTGACTTCCTGTATGAACACGACCGCGCCATGATCTTGGCACCCGTGGGCGCAGGCAAGACAGCCATCACGCTGACGGCCATGCAGGACATGCTGGCTGACGGCGTGGTCAAGCGCTTCCTAGTGCTGGCCCCCAAGCGCGTCTGCACCGACGTGTGGCCGGTCGAGCAGCCGAAGTGGGCACCTGGCTGCACACTGGCCGTGGCGGTCGGCACGCCAGCGCAGCGGGCGGCAGCGCTTGGCGGCGGCGCGCAGATCATCGTGACCAACTACGACAACATCCAATGGCTGGCGACGCAGAATCTGGCGCACATTGACGGCATCGTTTACGACGAGTTGACCAAGCTGAAGAACCCGTCAGGCGCTCGGTTCAAGGCGCTCAATAAAGTCATCGACAAGATTAACATTCGCTGGGGCTTGACCGGCTCGTTCACCAGCAACGGCTTGGAAGACGTGTTCGGCCAGTGCAAGATTGTTGACCAGTCACTGCTTGGCCGCAGCAAAGGTGCGTTCCAGCAGCAGTACTTCATCCTGATAAACAAAGAGTACGGCGACTGGGCACCGCGCGCTAACGCGCTGCCGCAGGTGATGGAGCGCATCAAGCCGGCCACCTTCCTGCTGGAGCCAGGCGAGTACAAGGACAAGCTGCCGCCGCTGCACACGGTCGAGTTGCGTTGCGACATGGACATGACGGACTACAACACGCTCAAGAAAGAGTTTGTGCTGGAGTTCCCCGACGCCCGCGTTGTGGCCGTCAACGCGGCTGTCGTGACGCAGAAGCTGCAACAGATGGCAAGCGGGTTTCTGTACACCGACAACGGCCCGCTCTGGTCGTCCGGCCACAAGTTCGACCGGCTGGAAGACTTGCTGTCCGAGAACCAGCGGGCCAACACCTTGGTGGTCTACAACTACCAAGAAGAACTGGCAGAACTCAAGCGCCGGTTCCCGCACGCGCAGACGTTGGACGACGACCGCGCGATTGAGCGCTGGAACGCCGGCCAGGTTGAGTTGCTGCTGGTGCATCCGAAGTCAGCCGGCCACGGCCTGAACTTGCAGCACGGCGGGCACCACATCGTGTTCCTGTCGCTGCCGTGGTCGCTGGAATTGTACGAGCAGACCATCGGGCGGCTGCACCGCAGCGGCCAGAAGAACCCCGTCTGGTGCTACATCCTGCTGACGCACAAGACGATTGACGAGAAGATTTGGGGCGCGCTACATGACAAGCGCGCATTGTCAGACATTGCATTGGAAGCCCTTAAATGATCACACAAATTGAAGCCAAACAATTATTTAACTATGTAGACGGCGCGCTGTATTGGAAAGTCTCGCGGTCAAATCGCGTGCGCGTTGGGATGCGCGTAGGCGCGGCAGATAAGAACGGCTATCAAGCCGCTTGCATCAACAACAAGCACTATCGAACTCACAGGATAATTTTTTTAATGCACCACGGATGGTTACCTGCCGAGATAGACCACATTGACAACGACCGGCGCAATAACAAAATAGAAAATTTGCGCCCAGCGACAAGAGAACAAAATCAATTTAACGCGCAACGGCGACGAGACAACACTTCAGGAGTAAAAAACGTATCTTGGGCATCTGGCAATAAAAAATGGCAAGTAGCCGTCAGACACGCAACTGGTCGGTACATCAAATATGTAGAAGATTTAGAACTTGCTGCGCTTGTAGCTGAAGAAGCACGCAGGAAATACCACGGCAATTTTGCAAAACATTAAAGGCTTTGAAATGAGACGGATTGATTTATGGAAGGCGCAGCTAAAGGCGGCGCGGGCTGAGTTGAGGATACGAGACAGGGAAGCAAACGCGGCGATACGAACTGTCGTCAGACTGACAAAAATTATCATTCGATTGGAGAACAAAATTGACAACTACCTGGCGAAGCCTTAACGCAGAACTGCGAACCTTGGATGAGACACGGGTGCTGGAGATGCTGACGGAGGAGCGCAAGAACCAGCGCCGCGTGTCGGTCTTGCAGCGCCTGCATCAGCGTTACAACACACTGCGGGTCAGCCGCGAACGGATCGAACTACTACAGGAGGCAAAGCATGTTTAAGGAACTGTTTAAGCGCATCAGCCCAGCAGAGGCGATTGTTGCTGAACTGGCCGAGGCCGAACACGCGCTGCTGCGCGCCGAGACTGGCGTGGAGTACGCGCAGGCACTGGTCACCTACAACAAGAACCGCGTCAAGCGCCTCAAGGCGTACCAGACGCCTACCGAGGAAAAAGCATGACGAAACGATATTGCGACACGGGCCGCATTGACTGCCCGCACCTGCCTCAGTGCATCTGGGACTGCGCCTACGACACGGCGACTGTCAGGAAGATCAAGGCGTACCCGATTGTCCCCGAGGACATCAAGCCTGTGCCCGAGGCATGGCAGACAGTTGGCACGGTGATGCTGACCGCGATCATGGGTGTGCTGGCGGTGATCTGCTTGGCGCTGTTCTTTACTGGTGTTTGGATTTGGAGCTTGCTGGTATGACCAAGCTAGACGCACTACGCATTCTCAAGCTGCTGTCGGCACTGGAGTCATGGGCATACAGCACAAACAACCCACTGCCCACTTTTGTCAGTGATGATTTGCTTACAGCGAATGCTGTGTTGGAGGAGATGATTTTGGGGGACAGCAAATGAACACATACGACACAGGAAGTCTTAAGATACGCACCCCGCCCCCGCCTGTTGGCGGCTACCGCGTGGGCGATAACGACGGGCTTGGCGGGTGGATTATTTTCAGCATACCAAAGAAGCCCTGCTGGATTCACCGCATGGGTGTGCGTCTCGTGCTTGGCTGGGTGTGGGTGGACGCATGAACAAAGAAGACATCATCCGCATGACCCGCGAAGCTGGTTGTTTTGACGCCACCCCAGAGTTCCTTGCCCGCTTTGCCGCCCTTGTCGCAGCAGCAGCGCAGAAGGATGCTGCACGCTACCAACACATCAAGGGTATGGCCCGTGCAATGTCGCTGGACATAAGTGGCAATCATTACTGGCACATGGGTCTGCGAGACATTCGCGGCCCGAACTTGGATGAAGCAATTGACCGAGCCATCGAAGCCAAATTTAAGGAGAAGAACACATGAGCTACATCATTGCATCACTGCCGCCCATCAAGTGCTTTGTTAAGCGCGAGTTCTTGTACAACTTCACCAAGGGCCACAACGAGTTAGAGCCTGCCATTTGGGTCAGCCTAAAAGCCCTGCGCGGTCAAGTGTTCCGCATTGAATCATTGCTGCCAGCGTATGGAGCGCTGTACGACAAGCTGCCCATCCATGCTTATGTGTGGAAAGAAGACCACGGCGACTTGCCTATTGACACACTCCAGTTGTGGGACTGCATGGGCTACAAGTTCACCATTGTGGAAAAGATCGCGCTACGCAATCTGGGTGTGAAGTTCCTTGGCAAAGACAAGCAGTGGCACTTTGGCAAATACATGTTTACCGTGGACTTCTGCGCTGATGAGATGGCGCTGGACACTGGCTTTACCGAACAGGCCGAAGAACACAAGTCGTTCAACTGGATCATGTTGGACAACGGCCAATTCGCCTGCCAGCCCAACAACCGCTGCCTGTGGTACGACCAGAGCCTGATCCCCGCCGAGACAAAGTTTCCAGACTTCCAAGCGGCCAAGAATTTCTACACCGTTGACGGTACGCGCAAGTGGAGCGCTGGCGATGATTGGTTCTACGACATTCAGGAGAAGGACGCTTGAAATGCCCCATCTGCAATGTTTGGACAACTGTCAACGAAACTAGAAACAAAGAAGGCCATACACTACGCCGCCGAGAGTGCGGCAACGGCCATAAATTTACAACGGAAGAACATGTCAAACTTCAAAACTTGGACTCAAGAAAACCTAGCGGCGTTCGCCGAGGAAGCAAACGCAAAGATGGTTGAGCAAGACGACAGGATTCAACAGCTTCAGTGCGACCTCAAGGACGCCATTGAGGCGTACCGAGCGCTTATGCGAAAGGTCGAGTCCCAGCGCGGTCAATGATCAGCGCCTGACGGCGAGGGTAGGGACTGATGCTGATGTGCGTCCATGCGTCAAACTCACGGATGATCTGGTCAAACGGCAGCGTGGAGGCCACCAAAGCCCTCACCACGGCGTCTGGCGTCATGCCTGGCACCCTGATGTCAGCAGCGCAACCCGTGCGGTGCTGCGAGGTGTCCTTGGAGCCTACGCTGTCGTTGACTTGCTTGGATCGGAAGGCGCTGTTGACCATGATTGGCTTGCCGTCCAAGTAGGTCTTGACCTTTTCCAAGAACTCGGCCAGCAGCACCAGGTTAGCCATCTCGGCGTCGTTGGGTGTGTTGTCGAACTGTCGGTGGCTGGTGGTGGTCAATTCTTCCAGCGTGAAGTGTTCGGTCAGGTTCATTTTTTGCCCAGCTTCATGTCAGCCAGCTTTTCAACGGTACGCCCGCCGAAGTAGGCGAGGAAAATGATTTGCCCCCACTGGCCTAGCAACTGGACGTAGGACTCTTGGGCGTTGTAGCCGAAGGCGCTCATCATGGTGAACAGGAAGAAAGCCACAAAGATAGCGATCAAGGCCAGCGGCCTGATGTTTTTAGACAACCATGAGTCACTGCCCATGTCCGAGCGCCAGCGCTCCGTGATGTTTTCTTGCTCGACTTCAAACAACTTGGTGTCGTTCGCCATCTTGGCGAGTTCACCGTCTTGCGCCATCTTTGCCAAGTCCATTTGGGCTTTGGCCTTGGCTTCTGGGTCAGGGATGAGCTTGTCGATGAGCTTGCCGCCGACTTCAAGGAGTGCTGTGAGAGGGAACATAGTTTACCTTTTTAACATTTGCCGCCGCATTCCCGCACGGCCTCGTAGATGATCCAACCGACGCCGCCACAGACCAACGCCAGAACCACAAACATCAGGATGAGGGTGATGATCTCGTCCATCTCTTTCTTGTGCCTTGCAGCGGCTTCCCGCTGGCGTCTGGCGTCATGGGCTGCTTCTTTGTCAATGCTCGCGGCGCGGGCCAGAATCTTGGCCCACACATCCATCTTGTTGGACTGGAAGAAAAGCATCTTGATTTCTTCTTCAAACGCTCGGGCGCTTTCGATGGCAAGCTCAAGCTCGATGGCCTTGCCCATTGCGCTGCCCTTGAAGCCGCCAGTCTTGGACTGCTGGACGACTTTGATGGCGTCTGACTTGGCGCTGAAAAACTTACCCAGCACCGGCCCAAGCGACTCCACATCCTGCACCGTCTTTGATGCAGCCTTGACGAGCTTAACTGCTGTCTGGATGGCCGCTAGGGCGGTGAAAGGGTCGATCATTTGTCAACTTTATTTTCCAGCTTATCAAAGATTTTGTTGAGCATGTCTTTGATCTCGCGGGCGTCTTCGCGGTAGTCGTTGCGAGCCACATAGCTGGTGGGCAACGCCCGCACATCGGCGTCCAAGCGCTCCAGCGACTTGGTGATGCTGTTGAGCGTCCAGCCACCAAAGAAAGACGCCAGAACAACCGCGCCGTTGAACAAGACTTGGTAATCCATTTAGCGCTCCGCTAGTGCGTTTTGATTTTCGTTTGCGGGTGCAAGCGCGTTTGTAGCGCCAACAATTGCCGCGCCCGCTGACTTTTGCGCCCAACTCTTAGGGTCTGAAATAAGTTTTAGCACACGAACGCGTTCTGAAGCAGGCAGCGTTTCTAGCAGCGCAGCAGCGCCTTCCGGCGTTTTCATGGCTTCGGTCAGCGTACTGAGCGTTTTAACACCAATCTTGTTTTCCAAAATTGACAGCGCTTTGTTTGTTGTCGCCGCCACTGCGGTGATGTAGGACGGCAAGCGCATCTTGGACATATTCTCAAGCAGCAACTGTTTAAGCGCGTCTTGACCGCCAGCTACTTGTGATGTTACTTTGGCATCGCGCAGCACTTTGGCCGCTTGGTCTTGCAGCACATTGAGCGTGTTCTCGCTGACTTCTTTGGCAATGTCGTAGCTGCCAGGGCCAAGAATCTTTTCAACGGCTTCTGGCGTTTCGCCTTGCACCAGCTTAACAAACGCGTCCTTGTTGGTCTTGAACAAATTAAGCGCTTCGCCCGTCAGCTTGCGCTCGGCAATCTGACGCGATCCTTTGGCGTAATCGGCCAAGTATTGTTTGTAGCCTACGCCGCCAGCCGCCTCAAGGGCATCATCAATCAAAGGCTTGACTTTAGACAGCACACCGGCTGCAAGGTTGCGTTGTGTTGTAGCGTCAACGCCTGGGCGCAACTGCTGAATGGCCGCGTTGACAGAATTCTTGCGAATGGCGTCCAAGGCCACGGCGTCAATCACACCGCCGCTGCCAGTCCATTTGGCAATGTCATCAGCGACATTCTTAGCCGCGCCAGCCAGCAAATCGTTACCCGCAAACTCAGGCTTGTTGGCTACGCCGGCAATGCTTTGGGCTATTTTTGCGCCTTCCAACGGCTTGACGCCAACCGAGCGCAACGCGTCCGCCGCGCCTTGGGCAAACCGAGCGCCTTGGCCCAAGTCCAGCGAAGCGTTGGCAGCGCCCGTAGCCCACTCGTCGGCCATTTTAGCTAGATCACCTTTGTAGGTGTACTTGGTGAAGCCAACAGGCACGCCTTTTTTAATCAGTTCAAGCCGGCCAGCCGCTTCGGCCAAGTTGCCCGCATTGATCAGTCGGCGAACATCAGCAACTTCTTGCGCCGCTTCGGCGCTCAACTTGCCGGCCTGCGCTTCAAACGCAACAACATCTTTGCCCAAGTTGGCGCGGTTAAGCGCCGCCTCACGCATTGGTGTGGTAGTTTGCGACAGCGCTTTTTTGGCGGCTTCTGTCGTAGCGCGGGTTTCAGTAGCCGTAGCACCGCCAGCCAATTTAGCCAGCGCGTTTAACGACACTTCACCTTGCGATTGTTCAAGCGCCGCAAGGAATCGTGGGTCACGCTTGCTGACCCGATCAACAAGCGCTTGAAAAGTAGGGCTGTTAATGTCAGCGGCTGCTTGACCAGCAGTTAAAGGTTGGCCTTTCGCAGCTTTGAGCGCGTTCAGCACTTCTGGCAAATCGGGGCCAAGCGCGTTACGGGCAATTTCAGCGGCTTTTTGTTTTGGAATCTGGCGCATATCGGCAATCTTGCCGCCAACGTAGCCAAGCCCTTGGCCCACCACACGACCGCCCGCTTCAAACGTAGCGCCTTCAAGAACATTACGAACCGGCTGCGTTTGCGCTTGTTTAGGGGCCATCCCGCCCGCATAAATGTCGCCCAGTTTTAAGGCTTCTTTAGCCATACCGTACCCAAGGCCAGCACCGCCAACTGTGCCGGCGGGGCCAAGGAACGTGCCAAGCGCAGCGCCGCCAGCGGTGCCAAGCGCTTCAACCGTGGGTGCAACAACAGGCCGCACAGTGCGGTATATTTTTTGGCCTGTCGTTAATGCTGGCGCGTTATCCGCAGCAGGCACCGGCCCGCCGTAGCCTGGGATTTGATCCACCATAGTGCCCGTAGCACGCGGGCCTGGGATGCCACTGCTAGGCGCGGCAACGCGCATCTGTCGAATAGCGTCAGCAAACGCTTTGGCATCCGCAGCGTTACCGGCTGCATCGGCTTTAACCAACGCCGCGCTGAGTTCTTCGATAGTTGCCATAATTATTTGTACTTGTTTAAAAGTGCATCAATGTCAGGCGCGCCAGCAGCAGCAGCCGGCGCTGATGCCTTACCTTGATTTTTGTAATCATAAGTCATGTCATACGCATCCCGCAGACGCTGTTTAGATGATCTAGTCGCGCCAGCCGCTTCTGTTAATGCTCTACTTAAATCAGCCGTATCTTGCGTGCGGTTGATAGGCGCAAACGCATCGCGCAAATATTGACCTTCTTGGTTTGATACGTTGCCCAGCGCGCCGCCGGTAGGCGACGAAGCGCGCATATTTTGTAGTTCTTGAAAACCACCGCGTGCAACAATACCGTCGTACAACGCTTGTGCAGCCCTAGCATCTTTAGTGACCGCAGGCGTGCGGCCATAAATTAAACCTGAAATGCCAGACAAACCAGGGTGAACAGCTAATTTTTCCAGATCGGCGGCTAATCTTTCCGCGCTTGTTTCAAAAGCTTTGACCGCAGATGTGGCGGCGGGATACTTAGCTTCACGCGCTTGAATTTCTTTTGGCGGTAAACCTTCCATTGCACTTGCAGGCGTCATTTTTCCTGACAGCGCTTGCTCTCTAGTAACGTACACAGGCTTGCCGGTCACAGGATCGACAACCGCAACTGGCGGCTGCTCTGGGCGAGGTGCGGCGGGTGCGCGGCTAGCAGCAGCGCGGGCAGTAACAAATTGCTGATATGTGCCTTTAAAACCACCGCCGTCTGCTGTTTTGGCAAAGTTGTACTCAGCCACCATGCTAGGCGGCGCAGCAGCAGCGGCGGGCGCGGTAAAGATTACGTTGCCGCTCGGCCCGACAAGTGAGCCGCCAGGCGAAACCGTTTGCATAACAGGTGGCTTGGATGCCAATGCAATATCGGAATCAAGCGCCCGTGCGGCGGCAATTGCTTGCGGCGTTCCCATAGACAAAAGCGCATCGCGTTTTTGACGCAACATAGCCACATCGGCCAGCGCATTCGCCGCCGGAGCGGCTGCGGGAGCCATAGCGTTGACCGAAGGCGTCATGCCAATGGCTTGGTTGTAGCCTGGGTATGGTTCGCTTGCAGGCGCGGCAGCAGGGGCTGGCGCAGCCATGCCGATGGACTCGTTGTAGCCTGGATATGCTTCGCTTGCAGGCGCGGCGGCTCTTGGTGCGCTGCCCATGATGCTGGCAAATTGCTTTTTCTCGTCTAACTTTTGACGCAAGCCAATACCAAATTCAACAAATTTAGCGTTTCCAGATTTTAGGTACGCATCAGCAATAGAGTCTAAATCAGCGGGGCCACCATTTTCCATTGATTTGGCTTGGATTTGTTTGAGCGTTGCATCATCACGGCGCATCTGCTCAATCTGCATTTGCGAGACTTCAGCTTGACGTTGACCGCTTTGAATCTGCTGCATCGCGGCGTAATTTGCCAACTGATTTGGCATTTCAGGTGCGCGGTAGCTCATCGCAATATTGGGGTTTACGAGTGCCATGATTAATCCTTATCGAACCATGTACGATGGCGTGTTTAAAAAGCCTGGCTCGGCTGTGTAGGCCATTCCACCGCCACCGCCACCGCCACGATTTTGGCCCAGCATGTTCATCATTTGCTGGTTTTGACTATAGCCCATGTATTGGCTCAAACCCTGTGACAGAGCGTTAGCCCCGCCCATGTAGCCAGAGGCGCGGGCCTGCGCGGCTTGACCACCAGCCTCGCCTACACCTGACGCCATTGCTTGACCCGCAGCGCCCAACTGACCTACAGAAGTCTGAGCCATACCGGCAAGGCTTTGCAGCGGATTAAGACGCGCTTGGCGCTCAGTCTGGTAACGGTTAAAAGCGTTGGTGTACTCTTGGCTGCCCATCTCTTGGCCGAAGCGTTGAGCGCCTTTAAGCGCAGCGCCAGAGATCAGACCGCCGCGAGCGGCGGCTTGACGATCAAGCGCTTTCTGGCCTTCAGCCAAACGAAAGCCGTAGCCGGGGTCTTGCTGAAACTGCTGCATACCAAACGGCGTGTACCTAGACGCTGCTTCCAGTTCTGGCAGCGCACGAACACCGGCCTCGCGGAACGGCGCTTGCAGTTCGACTTGTCGTTCAAATTGTTCGCGTTGCAGTTCAGCCGCACGATCAGCCGCAGCGGCTTGCGTGTCTGCTGCGCTACCGGCTGCGCTAGCGCCAAATAAAGAACTGCCAATAATCGCAGCGGGCATCATCCAAGGCATATTAATTCTCCCCTAGGCATTGCGCCAGTTTTTGGGCTTCGTTAACGTCACCGTCAACAATTAAAATTTCGTCAACGTTGTCCACATCAGTACATTCGGTGGCGTGGATGCAATACCAAACCACATCTGTGAGTGATTTTACGCCGTGATGCTTGTTTGCTTCAATGGTTAAACAGGCAGGCGCATGAATAACAGATTTAACGCCGTCTACGATTAATTCTACCGAACCAGCGGCAAGAATGGACAAATGATCAAACTTGTGCTTGTGTTGCACTAAAATTTGACCGGCGGGTATGAACGCTTTTTTTGCGTAAACGCCTGCGCTGAAGTGGTGTTGAATCATCAGATTATTCCAAAAGCAGGTTGTTGTTCGCCGCAGCTTGCATGATGACCCAGTTGGTGCCGTCTGACACCATTGTCGCCCAATTGCCCACAACATCCAAGAGAATGGCTGTTCCAGCCGAAGTGCTGTCAAGCGGCACAACATTACTGGACGCCGAGACAAGCGTCTGAGCCTGCATGTTCTTAAAAACTAACTGACGCCCAGTCCATGCGGATGCGGTGGGCAGGGTGACCGTACAGGTTGAGCCTGACTTGTTGTTGATCAGCCAGTTTTCGCTAGCGGCTACGGTAAAGTTAGCCGTTTTGGTGACGGGAGCGCCGCCAGAGGCATTGATCACTGACGCGGGGGTGACGTTTGTCCAATAGCCTAGCGTGGTGCTGTATTGAATTAAATCAGTATTGGTTAAAGTGCCAAACTGCACGTTGGAGTCCGTGCCGCCAAGAAGGGAGCCGCGCCCAATACTTACTTGAAAAGAACCAGAACCGCCTGCCCCTGCTTTAATTACGAGGCCAACTTGCACTTTAATGTTAGGCGCGACAGGCTTAACTTTGGTGGGGTTGCCGGTAACTGGGTTGTACCAAATCACATCGTCATCGGCCCAAGTCTCACCAAAAGCGGTGCCATTGGTTGTGATGCCACGCACTACGCCAAACGCTGTAGCCCGCCCAAAATCATTTAACGCCAAGGATTCAGTGGCTATGCCAACAATTGCATTGACATCTGTAATGCCTGCAACCGTGGGCGCAAATTGAATGACGCCACTAGCGCCTACAACGCCCGTATGGTAAATAATTTGCAGAGGCGAGTCTGTAATGGCCGCAGAGGCTTTGCCGTAGACAAAAATTTCTTCGCCAACTTGTTGGGTAATGTTGCCATTACCCATGCCCAAATTCCACGCCCCAGTGGCGCCGTCGTACCACATCTTGCCTGCGGCAAGAGTGACGGCAGAACCATTGCTAAACTGTTGAGACAAAATGCCACTGGCGTTACCCGTATCGTCAATAGTGGTAACAGAATTTTGAATTAGCTTGCCGGTAATACCATCAAACCGCGCAATGGCGTTGTCAGTTGATGACGCTGGCCCCGTGACATCTCCACCGGCATTTGTTGTCCATGTAGGCACACCCGCACCGTTGCTGGTCAGCACTTGGCCCGCCGTACCTGCGGCGGTAAACGCATAAGCCGTTCCCGTGCCATACGGCACAGCGCCAGCTGTAGGAGTTGAAGAGCCGTTTGTGCCGCCGTTAGCAATAGGAAGAACACCACTGACATGGGTTGTCAGGCCAATCTTGCCCCAAGCTGGCGCAACGCCTACGCCGCCCGAGATAAGCGCGTTGCCTGTAGCAACATCGGGCAGTTTTGCCAAAGTGGTTGTTGTGTTGGCATACAACAGATCCCCCACGGCATAAGAGCCAAACCCTGTGCCGCCGTTGACCGCAATTAAGGTACCGGCCAGCGTCACAGCGCCTGTGGTGGCCGCTGCGGGGGTCAGGCCAGTAGTGCCACCTGCAAACGACAAGACGCCCGTATTGGCGACAGTAGCTGTTCCAGCCCCATTGATAACTGAAATGCCAGCGCCAAAACCTAGCGTGTTAAGGGTATACCCTGAACCATTGCCGATCAGCAATTGGCCGTTAGTGGGAATAGTCCCTAGCCCCGTACCGCCATTGGTAACCGGCGTAATGCCTTGCGCCCCACCAGTAAGGTTGTAGATGTTGTAAAACCACCGATACCACTCACGCGACACTGCCCCCGTGCGCTCGTCAGTAAGCGGCACGCGAGGCGGCGTAATCTGGGTATTAAGGTTAGGCATTAGTCGGGCTGATTAGCAGTTCTGCGCCCATAATCGCAGTCTTAACCGGATCAGTGCCAGAGACTTCATAGACCCTATCGCGCAACTTTAAAGTCATGCCCAGCCGCCGCCAAAAAGTCCGATGACCATACGCGCCAATTTTGCCAACTGATGACCAATGTTCATTTGACCATGTGTGACCACCATCATCTGACCAGCGCAGCATGACTTGAGGGTTATAGCCTGGTGCCGCAGGATAAGAATTGGTCACCAATTCGTAACCGCTAATGTCTTGATCTGACAACTCGTACTGCCCAAGCGGCTCAAAACCATCCCCCGCCTCAGTGGTCAGAATGTTGCCTGATTGCGTGGCTAAATACGTTTGCACATATTCAGCGACAAGATTTAGCCCCGCTTCAGTGTCGATATTTTCACTGTCATACGCAGGGTACAAATTCAAACCAACGCCTGTCTCGCAATCAAGTTGCAAGCTGTGATGGGCAGTACGCTTGAGGTTGTTTGCGCCAGTAGGCAGCGCCCGCCATGACCGCAACCACTTTTGAATGCCGCCGTTGTCAGCGTACACATCAAGATCAAGGGTGTAAATGTTGCCGTTTTCAAAGTCGCCAACAATGGTGTTGCCACCAAAGTTGCATTGGCAATTGCTGCGATGCCGCATAAATTTGCCGTTGTCAAGGCCAGCGCGTTCGTGCCATGCTTGCGTAGCTACGTCATACACCCATGTGGCGTTGCCGCTTGGGAAGGTCAGCACATAAAAAGCGTGGCCTTCTTGCTGGTATGTGTAGGCAATAGCGTCCGAGATATTGCCGTATTGGGCGATGGCGTACTCTACCGCATGGGTAGAAATGCGAACGCCAGTGTATCCGTTGGCGCGGTAAACGATGCCTTGCCCACGGGCATCCGTGCCCAGCCAGAACAAGCCGTTGTCCATCTTGGCGATGGTGTACGCCGACACGCAGCCAATCTCGTTAAACGCGCCTTGGATGCGCTGCAAAGGAAAATCAGCCGCGCCAGCGTTGTACCAGACCTCAACCGAATCAGTGCCAAACACCCACAGTTCGCGGTGGTCGGCAATAAGGCCCACCACGCCGTCTGGAGAGCCTTCAGCGCTTGCAAAGTCCAACGGGTCAACGGATGTGCCATCTAGCAGTTGCGACACCCAAATGAACTGGCTGTTGGGCTGGTTGAAGACAAAGTAGCCGTCAAGGTAGGCCACGGTTACCGCGCCTAGAAAGTCAGGGTCAGTGATCTGGGCAAATACGTTGGTGACTTCGTTGTAGATGTAACTTGGCCCATTGGCTGCAATAAACAATTGCGTGCCGTTGTCTGCAATGGACACGGGGCCGGTGCCAGCCACGGTGCCGAGCAATATAGGCGTTGCATTCAAGCCGGTCAGCTTATAGAACTGATTGCCGGACACGACATAGAAATCACTGCCATTGGTCTGGTGCGCCCACAGAGCGCGAATCGGGCCTGTGCCTACAGTTTGAAGAAAGTTTAGGCCAGGGGCGCGGTTAAGAAACCCAGCCTCCTTGCCACCTTCTGGAATGACTTCTGGAAACAGGTTAACCATGCGGTTATCCGCAGCGTTAATACTGCGGGCTACATACGCTGATCCAAGAATTGGCGTTTTCATGTTAGACGTAGCTTGGATACCACTTCGTTGTTGTCACATCGTAAGTCATCGTCAATGCGCGACTAACAACGGCTGTTCCAAGCACAGCGATGTTTCCTGCCGCTGTCCAAGTAAACGCGCCGGTAGGAATCAATGTGATCGTGCCGCCGCCGGTAGAAATTGGCGTTGCTGCGGTGATGGTCACAACAGCCGTTGTTCCAGAAACAAAAGCAATTGGGGTTGTTGGGGCAATAGTCGTTGCGCTTGCAATCGTTGGTGCTGCTGCGCTTACTGCGCTAAAGCCACTCAGCGAAAGGCTTGTACCCGTAGCTGCACCAATGACTGGCGTTACTAGCGTTGGCGTAGTGGCAAATACAGCAGAGCCTGTGCCAGTCTCATCAGTCAAGGCAGTTCGCAAGTTGGCGCTGCTTGGCGTTGTCAAGAAAGTAGCCACACCAGCGCCCAAGTTGCTTACGCCAGTGGCAATCGGCAAACCAGTGCAATTGGACAAAACGCCGCTTGCTGGCGTTCCAAGCGCGGGGTTTACCAGCGTTGCATTGGTAAACAGCAGCGCGTTAGTAATTTGTTTTGTTGTGCCGCCCTGCACCATAGGCAAAACATCAGTTGTAGCTGACGCCGTGGCGGGGGGGAGCGATGTAATTGCAATGGTAGCCATGTTAGTAGTTTCCTGCGTAAATGTTAAAGCGTTGACGAGTGGCGACAATAGCGTAAGGCATAGACATCACATCATCCGGATTGTTGATGCGCTTCAAATTGCGCTTGCTGGTCATGGCAATGCGCTGCACTTGGGGGCTTGGCTCAACGCCAAACTCGGGCGCGATCTCCATCGCCAAGTTGTAGGTGAACGCCCGCAGGTAGCCTGGCGGGAAGAACAGATCCGTTGCCAAGGTGGCAGGGTTGCTTAGTTCTTGCACCGACACAAAGTGCCATTCCAAGTCGCGTGTGGGGCGCGGGTAGATGGACATCGTAACGTCTGGGTAAGTCATGTTTACAAAAATGACTTGCGGATACGTTGACGTTACGGTCTTGACCGCGATACCGTTGTACTGCTGCTGATTGATGAACTTGATGCCAAACGACACGTTGGTGCCTGGGTCGCGGAAGTAAGTCGCCTCATCCAACAGCACGGGCCGCAGGCCGATAAAGTCGCCCGATGGGCCAAGCGTGCGCGTAATTTGCCCTGCGGGCCAAGTAAAGGTTTGATCTTGGGTGCAGAAGACAGACAGGCGCTCAGTGTTCCATGAGTCAATCATCTGATTCATCGCCATCAGACTGTCTTGCGACACCGACGCAGAGGTTGTTTCACCTTCGGCCAACACGCCAATCAGACGAAGCGCCCGATTGATTTGATCGCCAGCCGTGTAAACTGCCATGTCAGACTCCTTCGGCTACAGCCTTGCGTGTGTATTTGCGCTTAACTTCCAGCGCGTTGACTGCTTCTTCAGGTTCTGAAGGCATGTCCGGATTGTAGCGTGTCCAGCCGTTTGTTTCATCAAACACGGCCTCAAGTTCCATCGTGGCAACTTTAGCCCCGTGGATTGGATGAAGCAGATAGATCATTGCCATCAGTGTTTTCCTGTTTCAATTGCTCAAGCCAGTACCCGCAGTCTTGTAACGCACCGAGCGTTGCATCCAAATCGGAACGCAAACGCTCGGCTTGTTTTTGCAGACTTTGCACCCGATCCATGATCACTTCACGGGTGATCATCTTTAAGCAGCAATGGCAGCAGTGACGTACAACGGCAGATAGCGGATGCCATCAGGCGTAACGACTTTAAGCGCTTGAACTGGACGGATTGTTGCACCGGATGTTGTGTCTTGCAGGAGATTACCCGAACCCTTAGTCACACCAGCCAGATTGAACAAAGTGCCGCTTGTGTCAAATGTTGCTTTGTCAGCGCCATAAGAACTCAAGTAGAGGAACGATGTGTTCGTGCCAGTCACAGCGCCGCTAGGCATACCGACTTCAGCTTCAATTGCAGCGTAGGTGCCTTGTGTGCAACCAGCAGACAAAACAACTTCGCCGACAGTACCGGAAGCCAAACCAGTAACTCGGCCACTTGCGCCGAATTCTAGGTAGCCATACAGACCGTTAGCGTATGCGCCCAGTGCAACATTTGCTTCCAAGTCTGATTTGCTTGCCCAACCCACACCACCCACACCCGTGAGGGTAAGCGTAGTGGTAGATGCAGCAGCATTGCTACTTCCGGTGGTGGCATTTGTTACGGCAATGTTAGACACCGCAGTAGACGTTACCGTACCAGTAATAGTCGAGTTGTTAATGACCGCACCGTCTAGGTACGGGTCTTCGTAAGCAACACCAATAGGTTTTGTATTCGTAGCCATGATTTTCCTTTAGAAACAGGGGCCGAAGCCCCCGTTAGGTTTAAGCAATACGATAGCAGGTGTAAGTGCCGTCGCCGGTTTTACGGGCGCGGAAAATAGCACCGAAGCCAGACGCAGTGGTCAGGCCAGAGCCAACCAAAGTCCAGCCGGTATTGACAGTCAGCGTGGCTACACCAGTGCTGGTGGACATGACAACAAAGTCAAAAGTGC